GTGAAAGAAATAGCCTACGCTGTGGGGCGATCAAGAACTGCCGTCAGGTTTCAGCTAGACAAGCTGATCGAGGATGGCATCCTAACACACACGCCCGGCAAGATCAGAACGATCAGGGTGGTGGAGTAAGGGGGCGAAAGCCCCTTTATTTTGTTAGGCCTTTGACCTTTTCAAAGCTACGCAAGCCGCCGAGGCCGAGCATCCCCATAAGCACTGTCAGCAGTGACGACATATCGAACTGCGGCAGATCAGGCAAAGCCACACCGGCATAAGCACTAGCAAAGATAACGAAAGGCGCAAGCACAAAGTGCCAAGCCAAGGCAACGCCGCACGTCCAGCCAACGAAAGGCCGCCAGCCAGCCACAAAGATACTACGATGCTGCGCCTCGGCTTTGTTGATTTCTAACTGCCCCTTGGCAAGCTCTTGCGCGTGGTTCTGAGCCATTGTGGCGACCTCGTGCGCGAGCTTCGCCTTCTGATCCTTGTCCTCAATGAATTTATCTAGCAGGCCAGTCACCGGCCCTATCAATGCTTGTATCATTTTTTCACCGTCTCATGATTTAACCAAACTGCAAACATGCCACTGAAGCAACCGCATATCGTGCTAACAAATGCGGTCTGTTGTGTTGTCGCTTCAGCCCCAAGATCGTACATAAACCAGCTTGCCGCTTCCCATACTAGCAGGCTGCTCAATAGCATCATGCCACGCGGCAACAGCTTCCAGCGCAAAAAGCGCTCCATCGTTATCTCAGCCATCTGCCAAAGCCCTCATTCTCTTAACCAGTCTCTCCGAACGGTTCGGGAGTTGCCTAGCCCATTTACTGTCGAGCATCTCTAGTGCGGCCCCAGCCCATTGACGCTCATCAACGCACCGCTTCATGCCCTTAAATTTTTTCATCGTTGGCAAACCCATATTAAACATCATATTGGCGATGCTGCGCTGCGCCTCTTCGGGTAGCTCGCTAAAATCCTCATACAGCCGGTGGCAATCCTCGCGCACTATAGCTATGTCCAGATCGAATAGCTGCTTCATGCGGCGCTCTGTGATCGTGTAGCCCAGTGGCTTGCCATACTCTGCGTCGCCTTCAATGATGCGATGGCCTACGCCAATCGTCAGGTGACCAGCAGTGCATTTGTAAATGTCCAGCCTCATCCCCTCATCGGCGATTAGCTCCTCGCGTAGCTTCTCGATATCCATTACCGCCTCATCTCCAAAATAATATCCACCGTCTTAGCCCACGAACTAGCCTCTTCCTCAACTGTGAAACGCGATGCGGGCAATCGCATCGAGTACTGTTGCACGGATGTGATTGGCATAAAGAGGCACCTTCTGGAATTGGGGGATACAAGGCACAAAACATCAAAATCATCTTTCGTAGGCAAATGTTTTACACGAGAACCGTGTCCAAAATTAAAGTGATGCCGAGGCGAGGCTCTTCCATCCTTGGCACGCAATAAGCTGGCCGTCTTTACTTGCACCCGCAAGAAGGTTTGGTCTAGAAAAGCGAGGCCATCTACCCGGTCTTGCTGGCAAGGTGAGTATCTCCAACCGAGGCTCAAAATAGCTGCGCCAGCCAGCATTTCGCCCATCAATCCAGTGGTAGTTTCATTCATCTAAGCCCAATGGCTCCGGCTGTTGATACCATAACTGCAATGAACAAACCTACCACAACAATCGCCAAAGCGAAAACAGCTAATCCGATTTTCATGTTCTCAACCATCTCGTTGTGTGCAATCGCGGCAGCTTTAGCCGCCGCCAGCCGCGCCTCTTTTTGTTGTCGCAGCGCTTCATTGTGATGGTTGATGATTTCTTGCCAAGTGCTTGGCTGGTCTGCTGGTTTAGGCCAGCGCATATTAATCATCGTGGCGATCTGCTGCATCTCTTCGTTGAGCCTCTTAGCCTCAAGCACCGCGTCAATGCTGCCCTTAAAACTAATATCACCAACGCCTGACTGCTTGTTACGTTCCTCGTTGAGTTTTTTCTGAGCCGAAAACAATGTGCCGATTTGCTCCGACAAATCAGCCACAGATTGCACATCGTTTACCCTAGCTTTTATAAATGCTATGGCGTTTGACGCAGCGCTGACCGCCATAAGGGCTGTGCTTATAGGCTCCATTACGACAGCATCCCCTTTCTAAGTGACTTACACTTCCAGCTAATCGGCATTAGGCCGTGAGCCATCTCCCCGATGTCACGCCCCATTTCCATAGCACGTTCCTCGCAAGCCTTCATCGTTAGATAAGGGCCGCGAACATCGTGAAACTCAATACATTCAGTTGGGGTTGCTATTGCACAGGCTAATACAATTGCCTTAAACATCTTTCCGCATAGCCTTGCGGATGCGGATGACAAGAAGCACAATACCAATTAGACCAGCAACCAGCGTCACCCACTCATTGAGAGCGTGTAACCAAACTGGACTAGTGATTGCACCTACTGCTAAAGCAATGTCGGTATGTGCTTCGTTGTCCATTCACCTTACTCCGCTTGTGCTGCCGCGTAAGCAGCCTTGGCTGCGTCAGTAAATACAGTGCCAGCAATAGCTTGTACGTCAGCATCCTCGGCTGATAGATCAGCGTCAGGGGCTAATGTGTGGCGATGAAAAGTGCGGCTGATCTCTGTGCCATCCTCTGAGATGATGGTTGCAGTGCGTACTTGCACCACAGACCAATCACCCTGATTGATAACCTCGATCTTGTCGTTTATTGTTGCTTTAGTCAGTGCCATTTGTTTATCTCCTGTTGGCTAGGACTGTCCACGCTCAAGGCGTATTATGCTTCTAGTGCTGCTATGCGAGCCTCTAATTCTTTTATGGTTGCCACAAGCAGGGGTACGATTTTAGATTGATCTATCCCTTGGTAAATTGGATTGCCATCAGCATCAACCGCATCCTTTGCCCCTGTCACACATTCTGGTATTACATCAGCAATTTCATGCGCGATAAATCCATCAACGCGAGTGCCGTCAGAAATCCACTGAAAATTAACAGGGTTCAGTGCCTTCAAACGATCTGTCGCGCCAGTCATAGGCTGCACATCAGTCTTTAACCTGTAGTCAGATAACGTATTGTAAGCAGTTGCGCTGGCAGTCACAGAGATAGAACCAACCACAGATGTGTCTCTGTAAAAAAAAGCAATCCCGCCATCACTGCTTCTACGGCGCAATCTCATTGCCTCGCCGCCATCAGCAGACGCAACTACAACGCCAGCCTTGTAAAGCGTAATGCCATCGCTTGTGCCGCTGCCCAATAAAAGCGCGCTGTTTGTACCCATAATTTGATTTCTACCACCATCAAACCACGATGCTACATTACCGTCACCATCAGACAGAACTACCCGATTGCTTGATGTGCGAATATCTAGGTCAATGTCAGCCCCATCATTATCGCCAGTAAACGCGCCAAAGATGCTGTTCTTAGCTCCGGTAGTCATTGCTTTGCCAGAATTGTAACCGACAAATGTATTGTATCCACCCGCAGTTACCGCGTTTCCTAAGTTGTAACCGCTATCAAAACCAATAGACACATTGTAATCTGCGCCATCTGCATACCTCAGAGCGTTATGACCTATCGCAATATTGCCATCGCCGTCTGTATTGTCATACAGAGCGTTCATGCCCAAGCTATTATTTTTTATGCCAGTAAGGTTTTGCACTTGTGACTGAAAGCCAATGGCGTTGTTGTCAATTCCGCTAGTCGTTCTCTGAAGCGCATAAGCACCCGCAGCCACATTGTTTTCGCCAGTCGTCAAATCTTCAAGACACTGGTTTCCGATACCAGTATTGTTTGAGCCATTACTGCTTGGCAATGCAACGCCAACAACTGACGACATAACGTCATTGCCAATAGCTACATTCTGATAAGCATAAACATTTGCAGCTAGTGCGTTATATCCAACAGCGGTACATTGATTTCCCACAGTCGCAGCCGCCAATGTATTGGTTCCGAGCGCAACATTTTTTGTGCCAGTAGTCACTGAGCCTAGAGCATTGTTGCCCAAGCCTGTACTGTTTGTTTCTGGCTCAATAAAGTTTTTAATTATGCCAGATGTTGCTTTGGTCAGTGCCATTACTAGCTCCTTAATCCGTAAAGTATGTAAACTCTGCTCTCATCACAGTAGGTAAATCTGCAAGATTAATCCCCACCAATGTAATTCTTGCGGTCGAATCAAAACGATATTGCTCTGTTTCATTTGCATTGCCTTGCGTTGCATCGCCGTAAGCAATGCTAACATTTAATGCCTTGCCTGATGTGCTTGATGGCGTAAATGGAAGGCCGTCAAGATATGCACCAACGGCAGTACCGCCTGACTTATTCCAGCGGAATGAACAAGTAACCTGATTGCCAATCTTGGTATAGTAAGCACCGTTTGATCCGTTAGCAGCCGCGCAGTTATTAGCACCCGCGCTGTCTACAAACTCAGGCGTCCAAGTCCCCTCTTCATAGTCATCGAACAGTTCACTTGTGCCAGTGCCAGCAGTGGCAGAGAAGTCGATGCCGTTGCCGGATGCAAATACAGCATTTCCTCCAAAGTGAGCGTTTTGATCTGGCTTTAAATCAAGTGCTAAAGCAAGTGGAGAACCTGTATAGAATTTATGATTGCTTCGTCCGTCAGTTGTGCTTATGCGGGGCTGGTATACTAACGCCCCAGCTTGAGTAAATGGAGCAGAACCGCCTGATCCAGTACGCAAAATATAACCGCTTGAAGTTGTAGCACCAAACGCATTTGCGCTCATTTGAAGCTCAATCTCTTGGGTAACAGTTAAATCTGTAAAATCACCTGTCGATGCAGTTGTTGAACCTATTGGAACATTGTCTAAGGCACTGAGGCTAATAGACGATGATGTCAGAGTGCCATCAACAGTCACATCATTGAATGTTGGGTTTCGCCCAAAGATACCGCCTTGTTGTTTAATTGTCATAACTCATTCCTTATACATTATGCCTGTAACAATCGACTACAAAATCGGTAGATGCAGGATCAATTGCACCTCCTGTAATATTTGCTAATCTTACAGTAACGGTGTTTGCTGCGCTAACGTAAGCCGACCACATAATACCAGCATCCAACGCAGATGTAGGTGATACTAATACTGACCATCCAGAAGTTGTTACCCCTGTAATTGTGACAGTAAGTTCAGATGTTGTATTTGCAGAAATTGACCCAAAATCTAAAGTTGCAATTCGAGACCGAAAATCAATAATGTCATTTGTGCCGTAAGTATAAACATTGTCAGATGAATTGCCGACATAATTAGGTGAGCCGTTTAATTCAACCGCACGATTTGTTGTTGCCCCCGCTCTAAATACATTGTTTGCAACATATAGGTTTGTAGAAATAGGTGCGGCTGCATTAATCTGAAAAGCAGCACGGTGATTAGTTCCTGTCACGGTGTTAGCAACGACCATTGAGCCGTCATTTACTTCAGTACCAAATGTGCCGGATGATGTAACAGATATAGCAGCATAAGTTCCAGAATTGCCATTAGATGCGTTGTGAACGTAATTATCAGATAGTGTACAGTTCTTGGTTCCCATTAAAATTAAACCGTTATAAGCCACATCTATAACGGAATTATTTTTAATTGTGTTGTTTGTGCAAAGACCACCTTCACCAGCGTCAGTAGCAATAATCCCAGCGTTTGATCTGTCACGAATAATATTTCCAGACACAATACAATCTTGAATATTTCCATTTAAGTTAATTGCAGCACTATCATTTGTAGCTGCAACCCCACCGCCTTCGATAATGTTGTTTGAAGCAATAACTCCTAATACACCAGCTTGTGCTGATGTTGCATTGAAAGTTATTGCGCCCTCATTGCAATCTTTAATTACATTGTTTGAAACAACATTAAATCTAGAACCAACAGAATTATAAATTGCATGACGCAAGTGCGATGTCAAAGTGCCTTTAAATGTGTTTTCACTAAACACATTATTAGAATTATTAGCCGCTGCCAAAATCCCATAACCAGTACCACTTATAATTCCTACAAGAGTTTCAAATGAGTTTTGAGTTATCTTCCAATATCGGCCTGTGCCGATAACAATACCGTTATTAGAATGAGAAAACTTACAATTTTGAATGATAACATTTTCTGGATCGTCTGTGTCAGATGTATATCCTACGCCATATTGAGTTGTTGTGTTATCAACAGCGGATCCTTTGATCCAAAGGCCATCTAGTTTCATATAATCTGCATTAGCATTAAACTTAATTATCCAGTTTACAGGATTATTGCCAAGCAAAATACTTGCTGATGAACCATCGCCAATAATGCTGACATAATCATTTGTAACTGTTAATGAGCTAGTTAACTTATAAGTTCCGACTGGAACATATACTGAACCGCCACCAGCAGAACCAACAGCATCAATCGCAGCTTGAATAGCCGCAGTGTCATCAGCTACGCCATTGCCAATCGCACCAAAATCTTTGACGCTAACAAACTCTTGCAGCTTGTTCTCGACTGTGCGTGTCTGTGCGCCAGTGTCGCCTTGGTTGTAATCTACGTTACCGCTATCGCCAGCAATTGTGTCGAGCGCATTACCAATGATAACTTCAATCTGCGAGTTTAGCGGTGGAGCCTCGGTGAATGTCAGGGTAAAGCCAGACACAGAGAAGCTAGATTTAAGCTGGTAAACGCCATCAATGTAGACTTGTGCGTTGTTCTTTGATCCAGCCTCTACAGTGGTCGTGAAGGCTGTCTGAGAGCCATCGCCAGTGAATGTGTTGTTGGTAAAGTTAGCACCCACCACTGCGCCAGCAGCAAGGGCTGATGCGCTTTCTACAGCAATATTGCCAGAGCTATCGAACTTTAGGATTTTGTCGGCGCGATCTGCAACAGATGGTACTTCCAGAGTCTTGTCAGCATCACCAGGATTTACTCTAATCG